CAATACCGCACCCAGACGAGGAATGAAACAGTGGCAACAACTAGGCGGCACAAGATTCGCGCTGTTAAGGATGAAGAGAACAGACGCGCATTAAGCATCAGGGGTAAGGCAGAGTATATATTTGATTTAATTGATCAAATCGGTGATCTGGACCCTGAAAAAGACGAGCACTTCGCAGCCAAGGTGCAGCAGAAGAAGACTCAGGCCGAACTAAGGCTTAAGATGCTCGCAAAGACGCTACCTGACCTCAAGCAAGTTGACGCTGATCTCTCTAGTAGCGATGGTTCCATGACTCCACCAATGGTGATTGAACTTGTCGCAAAAGGTCTCGATTGAACTACCGCCTAAACTAGCCGACCTCTTTACAGGTGAGGCTAGATACCGTTGCTCATACGGTGGCCGGGGAAGCGCTAAGACTCGCTCATTCGCTTTAATGACTGCCGTGTGGGGCATGCGTTGGGGCGTAGCAGGCAAGCAAGGTCAGATACTCTGTGCTCGTGAACACCTAAACTCTCTCGATGAATCCTCTATGGAAGAGGTGAAGTCAGCTATACGCTCTGTCCCATGTTTAGATGATTACTACGAGATAGGTGAGAAGTACATCCGGTCTAAGGATGGCCGCATTACTTACGTCTTTGCCGGCCTGCGTAGGAACCTCGATAGCATTAAGTCTAAGGCCCGCATCCTTCTGTGCTGGGTAGACGAGGCAGAAACGGTTACTGAGACAGCTTGGCAAAAGCTTATCCCTACTGTTCGGGAAGACGACTCTGAGATATGGGTTACGTGGAACCCTGAGAACAAACACTCTGCTACTCACGCTAGGTTCCGAGTAAATACACCTGAGCAGTGCAAGATTGTTGAGATGAACTGGCGGGATAATCCGTGGTTCCCTGATGTACTCGAACAAGAACGCCAACAAGACCTCAAAAAACGCCCAGATGTCTATGATCATATATGGGAAGGTGACTTCAGGATCTTCTCAGAAGGCGCGTATTACACGCAGGAGATGGCTAACGCCCTACACGAGAACAGGATAGATCGTGTGCCATACGAGCGCTCAGTGGGCGTGGTGACGGCGTGGGATTTAGGTGTAGGCGACTCTACGGCTATCTGGTTTGCGCAGTTTGTAGGCCCAGAAGTCAGGCTCATTGATTACTACGAGAACGCCGGTGTGGGTTTGGATCACTACGCGCGCATTCTGCAAGAGAAAGGCTACGTGTATGACCAGCACATCCTTCCGCACGATGTACGAGTAAGAGAGCTAGGCAGTGGCCGGTCACGACTTGAGGTTCTGGATAACTTAGGTGTTAGGCCGGTACAGATCGCTCCGCAGCTCAACGTAGATGATGGCATCCAGGCTGTGAGGTCGATGCTTGATCTTTGTTACTTCGACAAAGATAAGTGCGAGAAGGGTATTGATTGTCTCAGGCAGTATCGCCGGCAGTATAACGAGACGATGATGGTCTGGAATGAGCGGCCTTTACACGACTGGACATCACACTGTGCGGATGCATTCCGCTATCTCGCTATCGGGTATAGGAAGACCTCAGATTGGGGTGAGCCTATCCGTAGGAACTTACAGGGTATTGTTTGATATAATCGAGGCTTCACATTGGAGGCTCTATGGCTCTGCTGTCTGCATTAACTAAAGCTGTCGATGAATTAGTTCAGTTCGGTTACCCGCGTGAGGTAGCTGAGCGTATTGCTACCGGCGACCTTCCTATGGACACAGCCTCTCGCATGCAGCGTGCTGAGGCTATGGGCTTCGACCCTACTGATGTGCAGCTTCATGGAACGTCAGACGATATCGTTGCGTTCCGCAAAGGCTTATTAGGGGAGCGAGATCCCGGCTATGTTGGTCAGGGCGTGTACACAACGCCAGAAGCGCGACTTGCATCGTCATATGCGAATATGGCTCCACCACGAGAAAGAAACATTGCAGGCGATTACTCAAGCCCCAATGTGATGCCGTTATTAACGCGCGCTGGTGAATACCAGCAATTTGATCTAGCAGATAAAGTCAATTTAGCAAATCAAATACGGCAAAACCCTGAAGTAGCGAGCGAACTTACACAGGAGCTGCTCGACGCAGGAAAAGCGGGCGCTGAAGTCAGAGATGTAACAGGAGCGTTAGTAGAGCGATCTACGTTCGACCCTCGCAACGTCCGCTCTCTGTTCGCCGCTTTTGACCCTGAATACAAAGGCTCTAACATTCTTGGCGGAGCTGCTACAGCGGCAGTAGGCGCTGGACTATTGGCTGCACCTGAAGAGGCAGAGGCTGGCATATTAGGCAACCTAATTAAAGCAGGCTATCCCGAAGAGGTAGCGCAAAGAATCGCGTCTGGCGAGTTACCGATGGATTACGCCTCTCGTATGGAGCGTGCAGCAGAGCAAGGCTACGACCCGCAGGTTTTTTACCACGGCACAAATAGAAATGTTTTAAATTTCGATAGGGGTCTGAGTAAATCAGAAGGCGATGCTATTTTTGCTTCTGATATGCCATTTGTAGCAAAAGGTTATGCGCAAGGCGAAGGCGCAAATTTAATGCCGTTATTGATCAAATCGGATTTTGTTGAGCGTGGTAAGCCAATACCCGCAAACTTCGATGAAATGTCAGAAGACCAGCAATTTGCATTTTTAGACAAAGTTGATCGATTTAACGATCGAATCGATCGCAGTGATTATGTGGACAGAGCGATAGCAGGCGCTGGAGGTAAGGACGTAGTAATTCGTAATTTAGTAGATCCTGCGTACTATGATCCCTTGTTTAATGATCCATCTGATATAGCGGCAATAGTTAACCCACAAAACATACGATCTAGGCTAAGTGCCGCATTCGACCCTGAATACAAAGGCTCTAACATTCTTGGTGGTTCCGCAGCGGGGGCTTTGGGTCTCACAGCATTGATGGCACCAGAACAGGCAGAGGCTGGCGTAGTAAAGACATTTGGCCGGGCGTTCGATCCTCGCTTCGATCCTCGTGTAAAAGAGCAGGAAAAGCTACGAGACACTACGTTTACGATAGAAGAGCGCGGTACGCAGGATGCACCTCGCATACCATTAGCTGACTTAGAAGGCCGTCCATTCGTAACGACTATGTCAGATCGCACGCAGGCTGGCGGATTGCTGACTGGCATTGACGATGTAGCTCTTAATAGACCGATTAACCTACAAGGCGGTCAGGGCTTCATGTTTGAGAATCCCGGCATGGTGTGGGCGTCAGCTCCCGGCGTTGTAAATCAGATCATGCGTGCGGCGTCCGAAGTAGGCGACAACCCTGTTTATCTACCGTTCCGCATGGCTCCTACAGGCGGTGATTTCGCTACCATGACCGGCGAGACAATGCTCAGTTTCGCGTCTAGCAACATGAATAAAACGCAGAAGAAGGCGCTCGACAAGGCTATTCGCGACTACGAAAGCGTAGGCTCAATGGTGCAAGGCAAGCGTGTAGGCGCTGGGCTGAAGATTAAAGATTGGAAAGGCGTCGATGATCCTAGCTCTGTTGAGGTGTGGCGCAATACGCCAGATACCTTGCGTAAAGAGCTTATGAACATGATGGACGTGCAGTTCCGTGATAAAGGCGGTCTTAGCATAGGGCAGGCGCGTTTAGCGGTTACTGAGCCGGGTCAGGCAGATGCACTCGATGCTCAGATACAGAACATTGGTGAGATATTTACAGGCAAGGATGTCGTGCAGGCTAGTGGGCATCCCTCGTATCCAGCAGGCGTTCCTGGTCAAGGCTTAGGGCGTACTGATCAAGAAGTAGGCATTTTTGAGCTGTTAACTGATGCGAGGTTCGGTGGACAGCAGAAGCCTGTAGGTGATCCACAAAAACCAACTGCGCAAGAGATACGTGCGTTGCAGATGAAGCCTTACACAGGTCGTATTACGGAAGACATATTGCGTGGGTTAGAAGCCCGTGGTGTCAATGTAAACGCCAATCCGGTGGTCACAGCGGCAGCCGTAGCGGCAGGACAAGAGGCAGAAGGCTTGCTTGCACAACTACCGCAAAAAGACTTAGAGGCGTATAACTACAGCGATGTACTGCCGATCAAGCGGTCAAAAGACCCAGAAGAACGTGAGGGACTCTTAGGCGGCTATAGCCCGGCATACACCGGAATCGTTGAGGATATGGTAGAAGGATTGCTTAAATTTAGTACTCAGGCAAAGCGCGGAATATACAATCCAGCAGCCGCAACTGAATTCCTATTGTAAGCGGTGATATAATATGGCGACACCGAGAAAAGGTAAGGCAAAGGTAAAGAAACTGGCATCCGGTAGAAAAGTCTCGTATGGACAAGCCGGCAAGGCCAAGGATGGTGGTCCGCGAGTACGGCCCGGAACCAAGAAGGGTGATGCCTATTGCGCGCGCTCTGCTGGTCAGATGAAGAAACACCCGAAAGCGGCTGCCAATCCTAATTCACCGCTGAGGCTTTCACGTAAGCGCTGGGAGTGTTCCGGCACTAAGTCAAGGAGAAAGTAAATGGCATGTGGTTACGGTAAGAAGAGAAAGGGGAAGAAGCGTGGCAAATAAAGCATTTAAACCTTGTGCAGGCTGTCCCACACCATCACTTTGCAAGGCTAGTGGTAAGTGCAGAGCCAAGAAGCGAGGCAAGCGATATGGCGGCAAGTAAGCGGGGACTGTACAAAAACATCCATGCAAAGCGTGAGCGCATCAAAGCAGGATCTGGCGAAAAGATGCGCAAGCCCGGCGAAAAAGGCGCGCCTACCGCTAAAGCGTTTAAGAAAGCGGCCAAGACAGCTAAGAAAGTGTCGAAAAAGGGCAGGAGTCGTAAGTAGTGGCACTAACTAACTTCTCAGAGTTAAAAAGCTCAATTGCTGACTTTCTCAACCGTGACGACCTGACATCGGTAATACCGACGTTTATCTCATTAGCAGAGGCGCAATTGGCGCGTGATCTACGTCATTACAAGATGGAAAATCGTGCGACAGCAACTGCGGACAGTCAGTTTATGACCAAGCCCAGTGATTGGCTTGAGACAATCCGAATCCACCTGACAAGCAACAATACGCGCGCATTAGACTTAGTAAGCGCGCAAACGATGGCGGATAAGCGTGCAGGTGCCTTGGATACGTCTGGCGTGCCGCGATATTACCGGCACTCAGAAAATCAATTTGAGTTCTTCCCTACGCCTGATGGTTCTTATGGTGTAGAGCTATTGTATTATCAGCGCGTGCCTGCGTTGTCAGACTCAAACACAACCAACTGGCTTCTTACTGAGGCTCCTGATGTGTATCTTTACGGGGCACTGTTACACAGCGCGCCTTATCTAGCTGACGATGCTCGCACGGCGGTATGGGCACAACTTTACGGCGCAGCGCTACAGCGTCTTAACCAATCATCTGAAGAGGCCACTTACTCTGGTGTTGGCCTTGTTATGAAAAATAGGGGACTTGGATGAGTTTTTCTAACTACCTCGAGACTGAGATTCTCGATCACGTATTCGGTGGCAACGCTTATACTGCGCCATCAACTCTTTATCTTGCATTGTTTACAGCGGCTCCAGGTGAGGCAGGTGGCGGTACTGAGTGTACCGGTACAAGCTATGCACGTCAGACAATCACCTTTACCGTATCTGGTAACGAGGCATCTAACAGCTCGGCGGTAGAGTTCCCGACTGCCGGTAGTAGCTGGGGTACAATCTCGCATATAGGCGTTTTTGATGCCCTCACATCTGGAAACTTGTTAGCTTACGGCGCGCTTACTGCGAGCAAGACAGTAGAGTCTGGTGACGTTTTCCGCGTGCCATCGGGTGACCTCGACATAACGCTCGACTAATGAACTACGGCCAGTGGAAATATGGCTACGCCGCATACTCCACTGCGGACTTAGAAAATGCCGCCACGATTATTGGTCCAACAGCCAATGTTGCTATGGCGGCGGTTCGAGTACGAACTAGCAGCTCAGCACTTACACCCTCATCGACGACAACAACAGCCGCAACCCGCGTAAGGCTGGCAGATTCTACTATCGCCGGCACATCGTCGGTTACAACGGCTGGGGTACGTATAAAGCTCGCGTCATCCTCAGTAAGTGCATCAAGTGCCACATCTACATCTGCGGTTAGGGTTCGAGAATCGGCCTCTGCCGTGCCTAGCAGTTCGGCGGTGTCATCGTCAGGAGTTAAGGTTAAAGACGGCTCTACAGCGATTACAGGCGTTTCTACGACGTCTAGCGGGCAGCTTGTTATTCGCCAAGTTGATAGCACTATAACTGGCACATCCAATGTTACGGTAGTTGGCGCTCGCACGTTTAGTGGCGACTTAACAATCAATGGCGCATCAACACTTAGCACAATTGGCGCTTGCACACGTAATGTCG